CAGAGAGTACCAGCGGTTCGCCGCCGCCCAGGTCGAGATCCGCGGCGGCCTGCTGCTGGCCGACGACCTCGGGCTGGGGAAGACGGTGACCGGCATGTGCCCCATGGCCGTGCCGGCCAACCTGCCGGCCGTGGTGGTCTACCCGGCGGCGCTGCCCAACCACTGGCCGGAGAAGCTGGCCGAGTTCGCGCCAGCCCTGCGCGTGCACCACATCCGCAAGGGCCAGCCCTACCCGCTGACCAAGCAGCCGCGCCAGCGCATCACCGACCTCTGGGACACCCTGCCCGACGTCATCCTGGTCAGCTACCACAAGCTGCGCGGCTGGGCCGAGGTCCTGGGCGAGATCGTGCAGTACGCCGTGTTCGAGGAATGCCAGCAGCTGCGCAGCCCCGACAGCGACATCTACCGGGCCTGCTGCTACCTGGCCAGCCAGGCGCGGCTGCGCATGGGCCTAACGGCCACGCCGATCTATAACTACGGATCGGAGTTCTACCACGTCGTGAACCCGCTGATCCCCGACTGCTTGGGTGGCTACGACGAGTTCCTGCGCGAATGGTGCATCGGCAGCCCTGGGGAGAAGCCCAAGCTGCGCGACGCCGAGCAGTTCGGCACCTATCTGCGGCGCGAGGGCATCATGCTGCGGCGCACCCGGGCGGAAGTCGGCCGGGAGCTGCCGGCCCTGGCCAAGATCCCCCACGAGATCGAGTCCGACAGCGCCGCGCTGGCGCGCATCACCGGCGACGCCGTCGCGCTGGCCAAGACGATCCTGGCGGCGAACGAGGCCTACCGCGGCGAGAAGATGCGCGCCGCCGGCGAGTTCGACCAACTGGTGCGCCAGGCCACCGGCGTGGCCAAGGCGCCCTACGTCGCCGAGTTCGTGCGCCTCCTGGTGGAAAGCGGCCAGCAGGTGATGCTGTTCGGCTGGCACCGCGAGGTCTACGGCATCTGGCAGGAGAAGCTCGCCGACTTCAACCCGGTCATGTACACCGGCAGCGAGTCGCCGAAGGAGAAGCAGGCCGCCAAGGACGCGTTCATCGCCGGCGAGAGCAAGGTGATGCTGATCAGCCTCCGCGCCGGCGCCGGCATCGACGGGCTGCAGCACGTCTGCAGCACGGTGGTCTTCGGCGAACTCGATTGGTCGCCAGGTGTGCATGAGCAGTGCATCGGCCGCGTGCACCGCGACGGCCAGGCGCTGCCGGTGCAGGCGTTCTTCCTGATCTCCGACGAAGGCAGCGACCCGATCGTCTCCGACGTGCTCGGCGTGAAGCGCGAGCAGATCGAGGGCGTCCGCAACCCGGGCGAGCACCTGATCGAACGCCGCGACATCGGCGAGAACCAGCTGCGCCAGCTCGCCCAGCGCTTCCTCAAGGACCATGGCCAGGCCCTGCCGCCGCCGGCGGCGGTGCCGATCCGACGCCAGCAAGAATTCGAACTGACCTGATCCTCCCCAGCAGCCCCTCTTCCACAAGTTCCGCGCCAGTAGGCGCAAGGAAACCGAATGAAAACCTACGAACAGCTCCGCGACGAGAGCAGGGCCTGGGCCACCGAGCGCCTGAAGAATCACCAATACCGGCCACTGGTAGACGCCGATGACGTGAAGGTCTGGCGCTGCGAGCGGCCCGGCACCAGCGCCTACGCGTTCGACATCATGCTCACCCGCTACGGCATCGCAGTTGTGGGCGACATTGCCAACCTAACCTTCAGCGTCGGACTGGGCTACGGCCTGGACTTCCTAGCCGGCGACGACGTCGGCTACTACATCCATTCGAAGCTGGATGATAAGTGCAAGAAAAGAGACTTCGACGAGACCGCCTTCCGCAGTGCGCTTATCAATGGGATTTGCCAGCGCATTGCCGATGAGGCTGACTGCGATGCCTACGATGAGTTGCCAGCCTGGGTTCGCGAGGAGAAGGAACGCGGGCCGGATGGCAGTCGATGGGCAGAACTTCGCGCCTTCGTTCAGGTGGAGGCTCGAAAGGAGGACGCTGACGAGAAGTGGGACGAATTGGTAGACCTGCTCGCTGAAGCTACCGACATCGGGGACCAGCACCAGGCAGGCGTGCTCATGAACGAGCACTGCGAGACGCTGGGCCTGGGCCCGGACTGGTGGGAAATCAGAGTCACCACGCCTTCCGAGTCGCTGATGCTTGAACTCTACATGATCCGCCATGCCGCTCTGGCCATCCTGGCGCAGAAGCAGCCTGCCGCCACCTGACCTCCCCGAAATCTCTTACCCCTTTCCGGAAACTCTTTTCCGCGCCAGCAGGCGCCGAGGATCAGCCATGCCCGAAGAAAACCGAGCGGCCGAGCGCTTCTGGTCGAAGGTCGACAAGTCCGGCGACTGCTGGATCTGGACGGCCGCCACCGACCGAAAGGGCTACGGCAAGTTCTCCGTTGGCCCTGCGCGCAACCCTGACGGCAGCCGCCGCAACAGCATGGTCGGCGCGCACCGCTTCTCCTACGAGTTGGCCAACGGCCCGATACCGAATCACGCCAGTTTTCACGGCCTATGCGTCCTGCACCAGTGCGACAACCCGCGCTGCGTGAACCCCGCCCACCTCTTCCTCGGAACCAACGAGGAGAACGTGAAGGACATGGACCTCAAGGGCCGGCGAATCACCAAGGCGAAACGCGGCTCAGCCCATACCCAGGCGGTACTCACCGAGCAGAAGGTCCGCGAGATTCACGCGCGCTACCGCGCCGGCGGCATCAGCCAGGCGGCGCTGGCCGCCGAGTACGGCGTCTGCCTGGCAACCATCAACCACATCATGACCGGTCGCCTCTGGGCGCACCTCAAGCTCCAGGAGCAGAAAGCCTCATGATCCGAATCTATCTTGCAGGGCCTTGCACAGGCCTGCCGGAGTTCAACTACCCGGCCTTCCACGCCGAGGCCGCGCGCCTGCGCCAGCTCGGCTACCACGTCGAGAACCCGGCCGAGAACGCAGCGCCCGCCTGCGGCACCTGGGCCGGCTACATGCGCCTGGCTCTGGCCCAGTTGGTCACCTGCGAAACCATCGCCCTGCTCCCGGGCTGGCTCGCCTCCCGCGGCGCCAACATCGAGCGCGCGCTGGCCGTGGACCTGGGAATGAAGATCGTCATGGCCGACACCATCACCGAGCCCGCAAGGAGCGCAGCATGAAGGAGCGCCCCATCCTGTTCAGCGGCGCCATGGTCCGCGCCATCCTGGAAGGCCGGAAGACGGTCACGCGCCGGATCGTCAAGCCGTCGTGGCCTGCGATAGTTACCGAGGTCTTCCCTTACGCGAACAACCCCTGGGCCTGGATGCCGCCGAAACCGCACAACCCCGATGCAGGGTGGGATGAGCAGGTGCGTGCTTGCCCATACGGCAAGCCCGGCGACCGCCTGTGGGTACGCGAGAGCTGGTGGCAGGCTGGCGACTGGCAGGCCACCTACCCGGAAGACGACACCGGCGCCTGGTTCGGCAGCAAGCGGATTGTCTACTCGGCCGACGGCCCCCCGCCGAACGAGCCCAACCGCCACTACCCGAGCGGCTTGCGCAACGGCGCCTATTCCGCAGCGGAACCGAACAAGATCTGGCGCCACCGCCCAAGCATCCACATGCCGCGCTGGGCCAGCCGCATCCTGCTGGAGATCACCGCCGTGCGCGTCGAGCGCCTGCAGGACATCAGCGAGGAGCAGGCTATCGCCGAGGGTGTGCACTTCGACAAGCGCCGGTGGTTCGCAACTGACGAAGGCGGCCCTGCGTTCACCTGGCCGCAACATGCCTTCGAGCACCTGTGGCGATCAATCAACGGCGCCGACAGTTGGGACGCCAACCCCTGGGTATGGGTGGTCGAGTTCAAGCAGGTGACGCCATGACTGACCTCAACCATATCGCCGCGCTGTGTCGGGAAGCCATCGAGGCGGGCCGCGCCGCCGCAACGGCCCAGCCTGATGACCGCGGCTCCGCGAACCTGGATCACGTGGTTCTGACCGACCTCGCCGGCGTCCGCACCGCCTCGCTCAAGAAGGCCGGTGTTCCGGTGCTCTTCAAAGGCCGCTTCGCTGGCTGGTTCCACCTTGATGCGCCATTCGCCGGTATCGGTAACCGCCGCGCAGCCGGTGTGCAGGCCATGGCCAAGCACCTGCAGGCGGCCGGCATCTCCTGCCACGTCTACTACCAGTTGGATTGAGTCATGACCAATGAGCACGGCCTCGACGCCGACTACTTCATTAAGCTGTGCGCCCGCGAGTTCAACCCCGACGTGATCCGACGCCAGACGCCCACCGACCTGGCCCGGGCGCTGGCGCGCGCGGCACGCACCGCATGCGCCAGCGTCCTGCGCGAAGAGGAGTTCGAATGGACCGAGGTGCGCGCCGCCGGCCAGGTGCGCGCCGGCGACAAGCTGCGCGTCTACGACGCCCGGGGCGAGATCAAGCACTTCCGCGTCCACCAGGTACTCAACCCGGGCGACCCCAGGCACGAGGAGATCATCGTCAACCGCCGGCGCAACTTCTACTTCATCACCAGCATGCTGCTCGACCGCACCAGTTGGGCGAAGCGCGCCCTGATCCGCAACCGGCCAGGCGGGGAATAGCGATGGGGCGACTCGACATCTGCCCCCTCACCCTCGCAGAGGCCAACACGTTCGTCGAGCAGCACCACCGCCACCACGGCCAGGTCCAGGGCCACAAGTTCAGCCTTGGCCTGGCCGCCGGGGACCGCATCGTCGGGGTGGCCATCGTCGGCCGCCCCGTCGCGCGACACCTCGACGACGGTCTGACGCTCGAGGTAACCCGCTGCTGCACCGACGGAACCCGCAATGGCTGCTCGAAGCTCTACGGCGCAGCCTGGCGCGCCACCCGCGCCCTGGGCTACCGCCGCCTCATCACCTACATCCTCGCCAGCGAGGCCGGCGCCAGCCTGCGCGCCAGCGGCTGGCACCTGGTCGGCATCCGCGGCGGCGGCAGTTGGAACTGCCCCAGCCGCCCGCGCGTCGAGACGCCGAACCAGGGGCAGAAACTGCTCTGGGAGATCCAATGAACCGCCCCGAATACTGCCGCGGCACTGGCCGCCCCACCAACGAATGCGACTGCCTGCGCTGCACGCCGCCGGCCAAGGAGCCACCCCATGCACCAGCTTCCTGATGACGTGCGCGCGGCTCTGCTGCGCAATGCCA